AATTAAAAAATATGAGACAAACTGACCAAAAAGCCTTAGATTACCTAAAAAGTAACCCTATTGTAGCTAAATTTATTGAAAAATTGGATAAAGAACGTAAAGAGTATTACGAAAAAGCCAATATGCCGAATCAATACAAACCGGTAGTGGTTGAAATTGGTACAAAATTCATCAGAATATGGCATGGTACATCTTGTTGGGGATTTATCAGCCGAGTTGATGGTGATTTGAAAGGTTCACCAATTAAAAAGGGTGATTTGTTGAAAGCAGCTACTTGGAAAGCTCCAGCAAAGCACGCTAGAGGTAACATTATTGATGGAACTGCTCAATATGGTGTGTATGGGCCGGAATATCTTAAATAATTAAATGGAATTAAGACCGAATCAAATAGAACCTGTAAAAAAGGGTGTGGAATTCTTTCAAAGTAAGAAGCCGCACCCTTCTATCATTGTTGCTCCTACCGCATTTGGTAAAAGTATCGTTATTGCTGAAATAGCTCATCGTTTAGGTGAGAAAATATTAGTTATTCAGCCTTCAAAAGAATTATTGGAGCAAAACTACAACAAATTCATCAATTTAGGCGGAAAAGCATCAATTTACTCCGCATCTATGAATGAAAAGGAGATTGGTGATGTAACTTATGCTACAATTGGTTCAATTGTTAATATAGCTTGGAAATTTTACGAATTAGGTATCAGAAAAGTGATTATAGATGAGTGTGACCGTTTTCCAAGGGAGCCGGATGGTATGTTAAGGAGATTTTTAACGGCAGCTAAGATAACTCACGTATTAGGATTAACCGCAACTCCACTTAAACTACAAGCTAACTTAGACCAATGGGGCCAACCTTTCTCAAAATTGGTAATGCTTACTTCAAAGAGTAAAAAAGGTAATTTCTTTAGAGATATTATTCACGTTGCCCAAATTAAGGAGATGTGTGATATGGGATTTTGGTCACCATTGAAATATGAATCATACGATTTTGAAACTGGTGATTTAGTTTACAATTCTAATAAGGCGGATTATACGGATGATAGTATTAAGAGGGCTTACAAGCAGCAAGATATTGGTGGAAAGATAATTAAAAGGATTTCCGAATTACCCGAAAGAAAATCTATTCTAATTGCCGTACCTTCTATTGATGAAGCAAAAGAATTGTCCACTCGCTTACCAAGTTGTGAAGCAATCTTTAGCGGAATGCCAGATGCGGACAGAGATAGGATTATTTCAGATTTCAAAAGTGGCAAATTGAGAATAGTTGTTCAGGTTACTATTCTTTCGGTAGGATTTGACCATCCGCAGTTAGATTGTATCATTACGGGAAGACCTACGGCATCTTTAAGTTGGTGGTATCAGTTTGTGGGTAGAGTAACTCGTATCCATCCTGAGAAGCTAAATGGGCTTGTAATTGATTTTGTGGGTAGTGTACCAAAGTTCGGAAAGGTAGAAGATTTATACTTTGATTACGAAGAACCACTATGGAAATTATACGGAGAAGGTAAAAAGTTATTAACAGGAATTCCACTTCACGAAATAGGATTGCATAAACAAGGACAACCAGACCCACATACATTAGCCGCTCAAGGGCCTGTTATTAAAATGAGTTTTGGAAAGTACAAAGATGTGGAAGTTCGTAAAATACCGGGCTATTATCGTAATTGGTTGTTGGATAATATAAAATGGAACGCCTACAATAAACATATACAAACCGAATTACAAAGGTTGAAGAATATAGGAATCTAATCCTATTTTATATTTATGTCTAATGAAACCTTCTTATAGACATACCAAGGAGGGTTGGAGATAATATGTGGACTCCAATCACCATATCGAAAGTATTGAATTTATTTTTATTGGTGTTTGGATTCGTATCGTTTTTCTTTCTTAATCAAAAGTGGAAATATCGTTATTATCAATGGGCCGGCCTAAAAAGTGTATGGATTAAAAAGGTACTATTCAAAAAATTAATAAAATAATGTATTACGTTCATAAACAGCTTATTCCAGTTGATACAAATCAAGGTGACCCAAATTGGGCAAAAAGACAGATTTGGGTTCTTAAATTAAATCCAAACGATACAATTGATGAATTTGAAAATTTATCCGATGCAGAAGCTAAAAGAGATGAATTGATGAATTCAGACCCAACAGGCCGTATTTACAAAGTTTCCTTAAAAAATGAGGATGGGAGTTTTTCAGACATTTAGACCTGCTTTCCTGGTTATTGTCTAAGTTTTTATTTATACTGCTTCAAGTATCCCAGTGTCCAGTGTCCGTAAATATATATGCTAACAGCTGATAAAAAAGCTGAAAATGTGGAAAAATTTTTCAAAAAAATAAATAAACATGATTTTGTTTGGAAAATCCAAGAAATATTCATATCTTTGTATATAAATTAATTATATGCAAGAAGAAACAGCTATCCAATATTGTGAAAGAGTATATCCAGAAATGATGCAAGAATTCAAAAAGATTCAAGCGGAAATGTATGAAACATTTTGTAAGAAACAAAGAAATTATGGACCTGGTAACATTTCAGTTGGAACTTCCCTTCAAACAAAAGAAGATGTTAAGCTATCCCTAACTGGATTATGGTTTAGAATTAACGATAAGGTTCAGAGATTAAAACAATTAGTTGTATTAGGTCAGCCCGATGAAGTAGGTGAATCAGTACAAGATACCTACCAAGATCTTTCCGTTTATGGAATTATCGCTCAGTTAGTACAAAGAGATAAGTGGGCTAAGTAGAGGAATTTTATAGGGATATATTTATCCTTATGGAGTATAGAAAATTAATACAATTAGATAACAAATATCCAAATCTAAGAAATTATAAACCGAGTGTAATTAAAAATGAAATTATACTTGATGGTGTATATCCGGAACTTAATAGAATACAATTTAAGTATCCGGATATTAAAAACATAAGCCCAATATCGGAAACTTCATTTAGATTTATATTAGGTGTTAAAAAAAATAAAGATGATAAAGAGCCTAAATATTTCACATCCGTTCCTTTCTATAATGATTTTTTAGCAACAATAGATGAATCAAATCCATATCTTTTACAATCTGCTTTAGATATAAGACTTTTCGTAAACATTGATATAAGTGAATTATTAAAAATTGTAGAAGATAATAAAAAACCAGAAGAAATAGATTTGGTTTTTATGAACAAAAATTTATTTGTAAACGATAAAGGAGAAATTGATTACGAATCATTGATTAAATATATTGATTCTTGTTTATTACCACCCAATCCAAATGATTTTGAAAATGGTGGTGTTACCAAAGCAGAACTTTTAGGAACATGGACTGTATTAGAAGTAGACCCAACAACAGGAAAAGCTAAAGCTAAAAGTGAAGTTGAAGCAGCTAGAAGTTTAGAAAATTATGAAACTGAACTTAAAAATTTAGAAAAAGAATTAAAAGAAGTTAATGGTTTAATTAAACAAGCTGAAACTGAATTAAACTCTAAAAATTTTGGAAATACAAATTTATGGAGAACTTTAGGTTTGGTAGTATTTTTCCCACTTAGTTTATTATCATTAATAGGAAGTAAAAAAAGAAAAGAAGAAGCAAAGGCTAAATTAAAAGAAAAAATAGATGAATTAAAAGTTAAAAAAGCTGATATAGAAAAACAAATTGTTGATTTGAAAAATAAAAAACCAGCATCAACACCAGCAACGGGTTCATCTTCATTAAATACACAAACACCACAAACTACAAATCCAATAGGCTCAACACCAACTGAAGCACAATCAAACTATCCTAACGGTCCAAGAAGATTTGGATTCTCTACACAAATAGGAAATATTGGAAATCCAAGAGGTATGAATTAATAGATAAGTTTTGTTATATTTATATGTAATAAAAGGTAGCCTATGGTTAATCCAAATGTTGCATGGCAGAAGTACCTTAATAGTTCCAACACTGCTATTAATAAGTATCTCAGCGATTATGGGGATGAGATTCTTCACCAAACATTTCAGCGATTAACATCAGCAATTAAATCTAAAAAATCTCACATTATTTTATTTCGTTTCAAAGAATCTGATATAGTTTCTAAGATATATCAGAAGGATTATATGTCCGCTTTAGAAATGCTTCTTAATCTTTGTATTAAATTAGAAAAATATGAAATGTGTAGAGATATACATAATCAAATAAAAATCTTCAAATTAAAAGCGGCCAGAGGGAAACCGAAAGCAAAAGTTATGATAGTAAAAACCTAAAAAATCAATTGGTATGGCTAAGAAAAGAGTTTCCGAAGAAGAAGTAGAAAAAGTTGTAGTTAAAGAGTATAAGTTATCTTATCCAAAAGTTATAAAGAAAATAAAATTCAAAACATTTAATCAAAAAAGATTTTACAAAGCAATTGAGCACCCCAATCATAATATCATAATGGGACATGCTTTAGCAGGAGCAGGAAAAACATACATATCAATTCAAAAAGGTTTAGAGTTATTATTACATCGTTTATCACATATTGAAAAATTAATAATCATAAATCCAACCGTTGATGTTGGTAACGAAGATAAGTTAGGACATTTGCCTGGCGATTTGATGGAGAAGATTGCCGTACATAATGAATCATCTCTTTTTATAATGCACAAAATTATAGGACCGGTTGAAACTAAAAAGTTAATAGAACAAGGTAAAATTGAATTCAGAGTATTAAACTTCCTTAGAGGTATAAACTTTGAAAAGAGTTATGTAATTTTAGATGAAGCACAAAACGCATCACCACATCAATTAAAAACTTTAATCACTCGTATTTCAGATGATACTAAATTAATCATAGAAGGTGACCTTTCTCAATGTGATAAGTACCGAACTAACGGCTCACCAGCTTATACAAAAAGTGGATTCTTTGATGTATGGAAACGATTGGGTAAACTAAAAGGTGTTTATCAAATAGAATTTACTAAGGATGATTGTATTCGTTCTGGTATTGTTAAAAGAGTGCTTGAAAGATATGAATTAGAAGAACAAATTTTATTAGGTGAAAATAACCCCTATGAATTGGACTTTAACTTTAAGCCCTTTCCAGATGAAGAAGAAACGATTGAAAATGAAGGATTTATAACTCATTGATTTTCAATTACTTATAAAAAGGGTATAACTTGTTGATTTTCAATAGGTTATACCCCTTTTTTTATTTGGTAATATCAGATATTTTTCGTATCTTTATTATGTAATAAAAGTGATAGATATGCTTAATAGAAAGAAAAGGTCTGACCGTAACCACATTATTTACGAAATTTTCAATACCTTCAATGGTAAAAGTTATTTGGGTATTACGGCCTGTATTGGTAGAAGAACAAATTATTCAGTTGTTAATCGTTTTAACAAACATTGTTCAAGAGCTAAAATGGAAGATAAAGATTGGGCTCTTTATAGAGATATGAAAAAATTTAACAAAGATGTTTACGAACTTTATATTGTTGAAGTTGTTAGAGGTAAAGCTCTAGCTCACCAAAAAGAAGTTGAATATCTTAAAGAATATAATTACGAACTTAATTCAACACATTAATTATGAATGATAAAAAAATAGTATGGATTGATATGGATGGTGTGCTTGTTGATTTCAATGGGCACGTTGAAGAAACTATATCAAAGAATGAATTTCTAAAAACAGCTTATAAAGGAAGGTATGACCACATACCGGGTATTTTCAGAAACCCTAAACCAATTGAAGGAGCTGTTGAAGCAATTAAGAAATTAGCAGAAAGTGGAAAGTATAATTTGTATATCGCTACCGCAGCACCTTGGGGTAATCCGATGGCGGCTATGGATAAAAGATTTTGGATTGAAGAACACTTTGGTAGATTGTTCCATAAGAAAATGGCAATCACTCACCTTAAAGGATTATTAATTGGTGATTATCTAATTGATGATAGAACCGCAAATGGTGCTGGTGAATTCAAAGGTGAACTATTAAGATTCGGATGGTCTTACGAAACAAAAGAATTTAACGAATACCCAACTTGGGATTCTATACTTAAAAAACTCCTATAATGAAAAAGTTATTAACCCCTATCGCTTTATTATTTGTATTAGTATCTTGTGAGAAAAGAGATTACTATGAGCCAATTAAAGAGTACACATTCACAATTGATTCGGTACTAACAAGAGATGGATTACGTTCCTTACCAAAAGATACCAATGGATTGTATCATCTTAAAATTGTTGTAAATGGTACTCCGCAATCACATAGAGTTGTTGGTAGAATAAAAGTGAATGGTAGAGAGCCAATACCGGCTGAATTAGTAGCTTGGGAAAGTAATATGTATTGGTGGTTGAGGCGTGGTGATACTACGGCAACTATTACACAAGCTTATGTAAATTATTTTACAGGCCAATATACAATAGTACAATTACCACCAATGATTGCTAGTAAAGATGAGTTAGTACCAACAATAAATAAATCAAGCTACAGTGGTACTAATGGTGAAATTAATACTATAATATCTCCTATAAGAGAAATGATTGGTGATACTATGGTTGTTAAGGCATACAATTGGAATTCAAATAAAACTTTATTTACAAAAATAGTCATTGAATAATGAGAAAGAAAGAAGTTAAATTACCTATGACTCCTATAACTGAAAAAACCTTTGAAAGACAAGGTTGGAGAAAAGTAAATGCAGATGATGGTATGGATGAAGATGGAAACGAACAAAGTGGACATTACTATTATACACTTCCGATTCCAAAATATAGAGATGATGAATTCGCACCTATGTTGGTATCAAACTCAACTGATGAGCAATTACTCCTAAAAGAGATTGGTATAAAGCAAGGTCAATTTTTTATAGAGATTGGTGATATGGATGGATTGGGATTTTGTAGTAGTGAAGAAGAATTGGATGTATTATATTCAGCCCTATGCGGTGAGGATATTGAAGAAAATTTGGAAAATCAAGAATAAATTTGTATATTTGTAATTATGAGAAATTATACTGAAAAACAATTGAAGGAAAATTACGATAAGTTCATATCCTTCGTAAAGAAAGCATTCGCTAATCAACCTGAGAGATTAGAGAAATTATTGTATATGTACTCCGAAGACCAATTAGGAATGGAGTTGTTGATGGCACCTGCAAGTGGTAAAGCGCATTTCCATTCAGCATACACTGGTGGTTACATTGACCATGTTATGAATGTATGTAAGAATTCAATTGGAATGATGAAGCAATACAAAGAGAATGGTGGTATCATTGATTTTGAAGTAGAAGAATTATTGTTTGCAGCATTACATCACGACTTAGGTAAGTTGGGTGATTTGGGTAAACCTTATTATGTTGAGCAGGAGAGCGATTGGCATCGTAAAAATCAAGGTTCTTTATTCAAACAAAACCCTGATATTCATTATATGGATGTAACACATAGAGCATTGTGGACATTGCAACATTATGGTATATCTTTTACTCAAAAAGAAATGTTAGGTATTATGTTAGCAGATGGATTATATAATGAATCAAACAAAAAGTATTTTGTATCATACGATGAGAACTTTCAGTTAAAGACTGAATTACCTTACTTATTACATTGGGCAGACCATATGAGTTGCCGAATTGAAAATAGTGAATATAGAAATGGCGTGAAATTTTAATTTACGCTATATTTATATAACGATAGTACCCGGCCGGTATATCAAACCCTAAATCGCTCAAAAGAGGATTTAGATTTAACGCTTAAAAAAGGTAAAAAAATGAAAAATCAAATTCAAAGGGGATTCCCTACCCCATTTAACAGGGACGAGTTTTTCTCGCCATTCGATACTCTTTTAGATAGAGTATTTTCTGAAAATTTTCCTGAATTATCAAAAGAAGTAGGTATCACACCTTTCGCAGCTTCGGCATATCCAAAATGTGATATTGTTGATTTCGCTGACCGTATTGAGATTATTGCGGAAATTCCTGGTCTAAGTAAAGACCAAATAACCATTGATGTAGAAGATTCAATCATTACATTGAAGGGTGAAAAAAATACCAAAGTTGAAGAAAAAGAAGGTGGTACATACCTTCGTAGAGAAGTGAAACGTTCTTCATTCCAAAGAACATTCACAGCCGATACAAAAATCTTCAATTTGGATAAGCTAAAAGCTAAGTTCGAAGATGGTGTGTTAGAACTAACAGTACCAAAAAGAGAAAAGGAACAACCTAAGAAAAGAACAATTTCAATAGGTTAATCCTATCAAAATAACGAAAGGGTGGGTATCAAAATCCACCCTTTTTATTTTTAATCAATATTTATATAGAAACAAATAATAGTTTTATGAAACCTGAATACAAAATGAGAGCTCAAGAAAACTTAGAAGCAATTGCTAAGAGAGCAAAAGTTATTTCTGAAATGTTAAAAGGCGAAAGACCAGCTAATCCTGCTGAGGCTACAAAATTAACAGTAGAAATTGAAAGATTAGTTGAGTTGACACAAAATATAGTAGACTTATCATAAGAAAATGAATTGGTTAAAAATATTGGTTGGATTATCAGCAGTTATTGTTGCTGGTTGTGCAGCTTACTTCTCCGTAACGGGATTGGGTGTTCTATTTGCAGGAGCATCTATATCAGTAATGGTAATGGCAGGTTCTTTAGAGGCTGCAAAATTAGTTGCCGCAACTTATCTAAAGCAAGAATGGGATACACTTAAAGGATTTAATAAATGGTATCTAACGATAGCAGTAGCAACTTTAATGCTTATTACATCGGCTGGTATCTTTGGTTACCTTTCTAATGCCTTCCAACAACAAAATCTTTCCTTACAAAAAGTGGAAAGAGATATTGCAGTATATCAAACTCAAATTGAAAAGAACGATAAGGAAATTGAAAGATATACTAATCAATTAAACAATCAACAAAACATTCGTAACTCACAAGAGGCAAATTTATCTAAACAAATTGATAAAGATAAATCAACAGCAAGAGTATCACAAATGATTCGTAATGCTGATAAAGAGATTAGTTCTATATCCAAACGTATTGATGAACTAACAAAACAAAATAATGTTTCTTTAGATTCAATAAATTCAATTAAAAATAATAATATTGAATTAGAAAGAGAAGTTGGTGGATTCCGTTTCGTAGCAGATGCGTTTGGTGTTCCACTTAATGATGTTGTTAAATTCTTTATCCTTATTATCGTATTAGTATTTGACCCATTGGCAGTAGCATTGATTATTGCGTTTAATGGTTTGATTATGAAACGTAGAGAAGAAAAGATAATGGAAAAAATTGAGAGTAAAGATTATGAAGTATATGGTGATAAAGAAAAGCAAAAAGAAGCTTTAGTTGAGATGATGAAGAATGACCAAGAATTGGGATTGTATGATGAACCAATGGAATTATCAGAAAATGATAAAAAAACATTTTTTGATAATATAGAAAATCCACCGGCTCCAAACGAAGAATTAAAAGAAGCGGCTTCTCAATACAACGAAGAAGTAAAAAAAAACGAAATTAATTCCACTACAACAAATGTGGAAACGAATGAGATAATTAGTGAAGAAATAACTGATGCTGATTTGTTAAAACTTGAACCTGATTATTCTCCAAGATATATTGATATTGATGGGGATGGATCTGTTGATGGAATTGATACAGATGGAGATGGTATAATAAATGAAGTAACTGCACATCCTAATAGAGCAATGGAAATACGAAATGCACTACCTTATTATGCTAGAGCAACTTTTGATTGGAATGACCGTAAGAGTTGGATAAATGACCAAAATGCGGTTAATTATTGGATAAAACATATCAAACCTTCACAATATCCAACCGATTTTTCAAGTAAATCATATTAATATTTGGTAAATCCAAACATTTTTTGTATATTTGTATTACAACAAATAATACTAAAATGATGAATTTAGGATATGCTTGTATCAATATGAGTATGGGTAAAAAAGTTACTACTAACCGAGCTATGGTTAAGAGGACTTTTCAAACTAAAGGATTGGATTATGTATCTGAATTAGCATTAGCAAATGCAAAAGATATAATCAAAATATTAGAGTGGAATAGAATGAATGGGATTAAACTATTCAGATTATCTTCCGCTATCGTACCTTGGGGTGACCATATTGATTTAACCCAACTAAAAGATTACAAAGAGATTAAGAGTGAGTTAAAGAAAGCAGGTGATTTTGCTAAGTTCCATAACATGCGTATTAATTCGCATCCTGGTCCATTCGTTGTATTAACTTCACCAAATGAAGAAGTTGTTAAGAACGCAATAGCAGATTTGGAATTGCATGGTAAGATATTTGATATGATGGGATTATCTAAAACACCATTCAATAATATTAATATTCATTGTAACGGAGTTTACGGAGATAAGAAATCAGCAATGGATAGATTTTGTAACAACTTCAAACGTTTATCTAAATCAGTTCGTAGCCGATTGACGGTTGAGAATGATGACAAGGCTACAATGTATTCCGTATTAGATTTGATGTATATTCATAATAAGATTAAAATTCCAATTGTGTTTGATTATCACCATCACACATTTTGTACAGGCGGATTAACCGAAGAAGAAGCACTTAAATTAGCCGCAACAACTTGGCCTGATGGAATTACGCAAGAAGTTCATTACTCAGAACCAAAAGAAGGAACAAAACCACAGGCTCACGCTGATTACATAAAACAATTACCCGAAACATACGGATTAGATATTGATATTATGGTTGAGGCAAAAGCAAAAGAATTAGCAATATTACCTTTTATTAAATGATGAATTACATAGCAATATTAACCTTTCAAATAATGTTCAATATCTTTAAGGTATTGGAGATTAAATTTACTTATGAGAATCAACTAAATAGGTTACTTATTAATTCAGTTTGGATTAATTTGGTATCACTTGCTTCAGTTTATTTTTCATTGGATAGTTTGTTAAAAGGAGATATGTGGGTACTACCATTTTATATTGGAGGTAGTGTATTAGGTAAATGGATAGCAATGACTCAAATGGATAACTTAGAATCTAAATTATTTATATTTTTCAAAACAAAAGAAGATGGCAAAAGGAATACTAGAGTTTGACCTTAATGAACCAGATGATATATTGGCACATAAACGTGCAGTTAAAGCAACTGATATGGCTATTGCATTATTTCAATTTGCACATAATACTAAAAAAGGATTTGAATGGAAATTGGACAAATACGAATCTAAAGAAGATTTGTTAGATGCGGTATATGAGCAGTTTTGGGATATAATGGAAGAACATAATATAAGATTGGATGATATAATAAACTAATTATGGCTAACGAAATAGATAGACAATATAAAGAATTATTAGAACACATTATCAGATTTGGTGTTGATAAAACTGATAGAACCGGTACAGGTACTAAATCTATTTTTGGATGGCAAATACGTCACAATATGCAGAATGGGTTTCCAGCATTAACAACGAAGAAATTAGCATGGAAGCAAGTATGTTCAGAACTACTTTGGTTCTTAACAGGCCAAACTAATATTGCTTTCTTACACAAATATAACAATCATATATGGGATGGTGATTATGCTAAGAGTGGAAGAACTGATGGTGAGTTAGGACCTATCTATGGTAAACAATGGAGAAAGTGGGATGGTAAGAATGGAAGAATTGACCAAATAGATGATTTAGTGAGAACCATAAAAGAAAATCCAGATAGTAGAAGATTGATGGTATCTGCTTGGAATGTAGGTGAATTAGACCAAATGGTTTTACCACCTTGTCATTATGGATTTCAATGTTACGTTAGAGAAGGTAAGTATCTTTCCTTAATGTGGAATCAACGTTCAGTGGATACATTCTTAGGATTACCTTTTAATATTGCTTCTTATGGGTTATTACTTCATATATTAGCAAATGAATGTGGTATGATACCTGATGAATTGATTGGTAATTTAGGGGATGTACATTTATACTCTAATCATATTGAGCAGGCTAAAGAACAACTAAGCCGAACTCCATATGAACTACCAACACTAAAAACCGAAGTGAAAATAGATGGTATATGTTGTGCTACACCTGATGATTTTATATTAGAAGGTTATCAACACCACCCAACAATTAAAGCACCTTTAAGTAATTAATTATGGCAAATTTTGATGTAAAAATACAACACCCAAAAAGAGTAGAAAAAAAATGGGGATATGAATTGTGGATACATAATGATAAAGATTATTGTGGAAAGTTATTAGTGTTCAATAATAGTGGTGATAAATTTTCAATGCACTATCATATGATTAAAGATGAAACGTGGTATGTACAAGAAGGAGCATTTCAGTTTGATTGGCTAGATACTGAAAATGGTGAAAGACTTTACACACAAATCCAAAAAGGTGATGTGATTGAAATTAAAAAAGGATTACCACATCAACTAACCGCATTAACTGATGGAGCAACTATCTTTGAAGTTAGTACACAACACTTTGATGAAGATAGTTATAGAATTTACCGAAACCAACCAAGTGATTTAGAATAATGACAAAGATAACAAAATATTTGAGAAATTTAGAAGAACTAAAAAAAGAATTGGAAGAAAATCCTGAAAACATAAAATACTATATAGGTTATATGGGATTTAATTCTGAAGATGACCGTTCAATAGATTTCATAAACGAAAAAATAAAAGAATATAAAAATAAACAAAATGAAAGTACAAAAAATTAAAGAATCTATTATAAGCACAGATGATTATAATGAATACAAATCTTTAATATCTAACCTAGATGGATTTGTATTTAATGGTGCCGATGTTGGTATAGATAAAAGAATTATTACAATTCGTTTGGGTAATAAAGAAGATGAATTAAATTTGATTAATCCTAAAATATTACAAGTTTCTGATAAACCATTGGTTTACTTTGAAAAAGATAGTATTAAAAAGAATAAAGTTAGAAAAACAATTCGTTATCCTTGGATTGTTTTACAAACTGATAATTTAGGAAAAGTTGAATTCAAAGCAGAAAAAACTGATTGGAAAAACGCTGATGAGTTTTTTGGTGATGTTGGGTTGTTAGAGTGTGTTTTAGTACAAAGAGCAATAGATGCAATTGATGGTATTGATATTACACACCCATCAAGATCTTATTCAGAAACTATTGTAAAGGATAAAGAACCTGGACGCAACGAAAGAGTTATGTTGCAGGGACCAAATGGTGAGATGGAATTTGTTAAGAGTAAAAAGATTGATTCCTATCTCGAAAAGGGTTGGCAATTAATCTAAACTCTAAAAAAATGGCAAGATTTATATTTATCACTACCAACGAAGAAAATAGAGAAGCTTCTAAAATTGAGTTTACTGTTCCTGATGATTTGGATATTTGGGAGTATAAAAGAATATGTATGAGAATGGCAGGGGCAATGGGTTATACAAATATATCTATTAAGAAGGCTTTTGGGCACGAATATAAAAGAGAATTAGATTACGAATTAACACAAAACCTACAAGCCTTATATTCAGGCTCCTATGTATAATATGGAAGCAAAAACAATAGCAGAAATACTAACACATCAGCAAGAAAATATACTTGCACTTAAAATTACTTTGGATTCTCTTATTGAAGAATTGAATGAATTGGAAGTAATTGATTATGGTAAGTTAGAAAAGAAAGTACAAAGAAGAATTAAAAAACTTCACAATTTAGCAAAAAAAGCACAAAAAGAACATACAGAAATGGATATTCCATTTAACCTTTTTGGTAATCCAATTGCTGAGGCTTAAATTTGGAATTATCAAAAAATTGTTGTATATTTGTATAATAACTAAAAATTTATGGATTATTTAATAGGTTTTTTATTAATAATATTATTACCAGCTTCAATAATATTCAATATATTACTTCTTATCAGAGGTATTAATTTTGTAAAACAAAATGAACAATTAAAAGATGTAATTAATGTTTATGAAGATAAACAATTACAAACTCAAGAAAAATTAGAAACTATGTTGCAAATGATGAGAGATATTGATATTAGAGGTTCATTTGAATCAGATGACGAAGTTGGAGCTGTGTTCTCTGAATTAAAGAACACAATTGAAACTTACAAAAATGAAATCTAATCATGCCAAGAAAAAAGAAAGACAGAGTTTATTTTACAATAGATACTGAAAAAGCAATTATTGAATATAATAAAACAACCGATATAAAAATCAGAAATAAAATTTACGAAGAAAGTATAAAATATCCATTTGAGAAATTAGCAGAAAATATTCTTAATACTTTCAAATTTTCTTATTTTGATGTAAGTAAGGAAGATGTACAAATGGAAGTGGTATCTACACTAATTGAAAAAATACATATGTTCCAAGAAGGTAAGGGTAAAGCATTCTCTTATTTTTCTATTGTTGCTAAAAACCATTTGATTCTAAAAAATAATAGCAACTACAAACGTTTCAAAAAAACAGCACTACTTTCTGAAATGCCCGAAAGCTGGAATCCAGAAGATGATTTTAGAGAAGTAGAACAAGGAAATGAGTTTGTAGAATTCAAAGAATTAATGTTAAAATATTGGGACCAAAATTTGACAAGAGTTTTTACAAAGAAAAGAGATATTCAAATTGCAGATGCTGTTTTAGAATTATTCCGTAGAAGTAGGTATATAGAAAATTTTAATAAGAAACACCTATATTTACTAATCCGAGAAATGACAGATTGTAAGACTCACTACATTACAAAAGTGGTAAACGAAATGAAAAAACATCAGGTAAAGATGTTAAACGATTACTTAGACCACGGAATGATTAAATCTCCAAATAACGATTTTTGGGAAGAAGAATATTTATAATCTATAAAGGATTATATTATGACAGATTTAGCTTCAATGTTATTACACAGCCGTACACAGGCTCACGTATTCCATTTAAGGGTATCTCCTAATGGATTAGCTCCGCATCTTGCTTTAGAAGGGTACTACGATGGTATTGTAGGGATGATAGATGGTTTGGTAGAGGGTTATCAAGGAATGGCTGGTTTGATTGAATTCAAAGCAGTAAAAGGAATTGACAATGATGCATCTATTGAGAACATCATCGCTTATTTTGAAGACCTGTTAAAATTTGTACAAACTAATAGAAAATCAGAAGAATTATCAGCTAGCTGGATTCAGAACGAAGTTGATAATGTTGAAAAATTAATATATTCTACACTCTATAAGTTGAAAAATTTATAGTAATTTTACTTAAAAAAGTTAGTAATTAATGGGTATCTAATATTTATGCTTAGATACCCATTTTAGTATCTAATTGTTTTGCTTTAGTACGTTATTTCCTATTTGTTCCGTTTATTGGTTTCCGCAAGTGTTATCTAACTTGTTATACTAACATAATAAGCTGATATACTCATGCAATACATTAAATCTCAGGTTTTGAACTTAAAAGAGTTTTTGTTCAAAGCGTTTCTTACTGGTGTGCTTACCTTCATAGGTTTAGCATTCCTGTTCCAAGTTTTTATGGTGTTCTTAACCTTCTCAGGTAATGAACAACTAATTGACAAAATTACACACGAACTAACAATTCGTTTTGATGGCAGGTTTTCCGATAATCCTGCGAACATTAATTACCAAGCCGAAGACCACATTTGGGTTGAAGGTGTAGACAACCAAGTTAAAATTGGTAAGCTAGCCGGCAATAGAAATTTGGCATTTGGTGTTAAAAATATCTTAGAGGAATTCCTTCAAGAAAAAGGATATGACCTAAATGAAAATGCACAATATAAATTAAAAGTTAATATTGTGTATTTGGATGTTCTATCTACAAAGACAAACATTTCAGTATTCCATAAAGGAGAAGAAGAAGTGGTTGTTCGTTTACAGGGAATACTTTACAAAGATGGCAAAAAAGAAAAAGAAGTTGTAGTTGAAGAATCTTCATCTGAAATATCAATGTCCACACTTATTGTAGACCAGGGTGGTAAATTCAATCAAACTTCATTATCTAACGCACTTAAAAAAGCATCGGATAAGTTGATTACTAAGCTATTCGGTGGAAAAGCAAAATAATATGAAAAGAATATTAACCTTAGTAGCGGCAGTTTTAATAAGCTTTGCAGCAAAAGCTCAAATAATTGTCAACCAATCAGTTTCAGCAGGACCTTATAGAGTAGGGGATACAATCACTGTAACTTATACGGTAGATAAGGGAACAACTAAGCCACGTTATTTTTGGTTAAGATATGACTACAATAATAAGGCTTTAACTTATGTTTCCACAACCTTCTCACAGGGTAATCAATCACAAACTTATTACACAAGTTGGAACAACTATAAGTTTACTGCAGCTGCAAACATCGCAGATACATCTTTATATGCACAATATGGCTCTACACCTTGGGGATATGCTGTAAACAACGATTGGAATGTTGGACAGATTGCAGTTCAAAGAGTAGACCAAAGCGTAAATGGTGTAGTGGCAACTCAAAAGTATATTCTTAAAGACCAAAACACTTATGCTGGTATTTTTAAGTTAAACCTATCTTACGCAACTGATAGTGCTAGTGGAGCAAATATTCCATTCATTAGAACAACAGCTGGTCCAACAACAATAACTGGTGTAACTGGTAATACTTCTTATTTCAAAGTAAGAGTTCTATTCCCTTCTGGATATAACATTGGTGACCATAACGTTCAATTAATGAGATTAAAAACCGATGGTACTGGTGATATAGATTGGTCACAACAACCTATTGCACAAAGAGCATTAGATGGTAGTGGTGAAGCAATATTTACATCAGGTATCAGAGTTGGTGATAGTTTAGGCGTATTTGTAGCAAATGCATCATCTAAGACTTGGATGAATAATGTGGTGACTGTATCTGATGCATATAAATCATTCTTAGGTATTTCACAAACTGATTTAAGTGGTAACACTACTTACTTCACAAGACCAAACTTAGAAAAGAAAGTTGGTAATATTACTAAGAACGATGCCGTATTTACTGAAGCAGATGCATACTATTCATTTGCGCATGTAATGGGAGTTGATGTATCAGCAAACGCTTTCATTCCAACTTCTACCGCAACTTCTTGGAGATGGCATAGTGGTTTATTAAATCAAAGTTGGTTAGATGGTACTTCAAAATATAGAGTTTATGTGACACAACCTACACAAACTGTAGATGCTGTATTCGCATGGGGTGGTGACTTAGATTGGTCACATTCATCTCATCCTGATACAATCGCATCAAGAATAGCAGCTGGTATCTTTACTAATAAATCAAACGATTTAACAATTGGTGAAATTAAAACTATGGCTATGACATCTAATATGAGTAACTCTTATA